CCGAGCCACAACAGAGGAGTTTCCCCAAGCCTCAACAGAGGAGTTTCCCAAAGCCTCAACAGAGGAGTTTCCCCAAGCCTCAACAGAGGAGTTTCCCCAAGCCACAACAGAGGAGTTTCCCCAAGCCTCAACAGAGGAGTTTCCCCGAGCCTCAACAGAGGAGTTTCCCCAAGCCTCAACAGAGGAGTTTCCCCGAGCCTCAACAGAGGAGTTTCCCCGAGCCACAACAGAGGAGTTTCCCCAAGCCTCAACAGAGGAGTTTCCCAGGGCCACAACATAACGCCCGTCATAAAAACTACAATCAACCGCGAACTTAAACAAAAGTTTTCCAAACACCTCTAGCTTGCAATTAAGCCTTAAACTTGATTCAACGATTAAATACTCGTCTTTTTCAACTCTCTTAATCTTGTCAAATTCTTCCTGTGTGCTAACCCTGATTTCTTTCACCTTATCCCCCTGTTTTATCTACCATTAAACTATCTCCGCATAGCAATAATTCATTCATCCCTACTCAATTCGTACATATCGTCACATCGACAAACAACATAGCCACAGTCACCGCATCGTGGCTCGTCCTCAACGTCCTCATCCTCATGCCTGTCAACTAAGTGGTTGCCTGAACGTGGAATACACATATTAACCTCCTGTCTGGCCTGATGCCCAAAACGCAAGGATAACGACCAGAACGGCTAAAACAATACTGATAATCACAGTAAACGCATTGTCCCTGAGTCCGTCCTGTATCTTCTCAGAATCTTCTTCGTAGTAGTCCTTGGGCGGCATCATAGCACCTCGCAGACTTCAAAAGTCTCATTCCAAACAATCTCAAAGTCTCTTTCCATGTCCTCGCAGATAACACCATCAATAAACGGCATACGTCCCCCCCCTTTTTTTGTTGTTTATTATTTGTTATTGTCCACGACAAGAGAATATCTTGCATATTTCTTGTCGAAGGATTCAACAGTATCAGTACGGATCTCGTAACCGTCTTGTCGCAAGTTGTATATTATGGCACTTAACCTAAACGTGCCGAATAAATGGAGAGCTTCGAGCGGAGTTATTGATTTACCAAGTTGCAGATGTTCCAATATTCTCTTTGTTTGCGTTATCATGTCGTCCCCCATTGTTAATGAACATTTCTAAAGCGAGCCGTCGTCCCCTGTTGTCAACGGCCCCATTTTCTGCCAACTCCTTTGTTATTCTTCTGATATAACTTGCGTTGATAGGAAGCCCGAACCTCTCTATCGCATCATCAAGCCCTCCTCCAAACAGGAAATCTCTTGCGGAGTAGTAATTTGAAAGCCTTATCTCGAGCCTATGCGTTCTTGAGCAATAGTTCTTCCTGTCCTTATATCTCGCCTTACTCATGTGCCTTTCTGCCTGTAATGCCTTCTTGTGCAATATAACGAAGTCACGAATGCACAACCTAATGTGTGCCCCATACATTTCAAAACATCCAACAAGATTAGACTCTTTGGATGACATTTTATTTCCCCTTGACGATTATCTTGTCGGCTAAATATTGACGCTTCCCCTGATACTCTCCGACTTTAACTAGCAAGAAAGTGCATATTTCTCCTTCGATATTATCAGAGATTGCACCCCATTTCTGAATGTAATACTCCTGACCTTGCGTGTCCTCAACGTGAACGTAGCTCATACCGTTCTTACCGACATTCGATTTAAACTCAACTCCATTGACTAAGAAATCAATCTCTGATATTGATTCTCCTACGGGAACATCAATAAGGTGCTTTCCTTCCTCCTTTTCTTCTGTCTGTGTATGCTCAGGCTGTTCTGTCTGCTGAGGCTCCGCTGTCTTTGTGTTTTCTTCTTTCACGACTTCGGCATCCGTTGCGTTCCAGTCAGCTTTGTCAGGCGTTTCTGTCATCTTTGGAGAAAGACTGACCTTAACTGTCTCGTCTGTCGCTATCTTCTCTTGTATCTCGATGGACAAAGGAAGCAATTTGCAAAGCCTCTTCACAGCCGTTTTCTTAGCCATTTCTTCAAACCATTGTTTCCAAGGGCTGTAATCGCTACTTCCGGCCTTGCTTGCTCTTTTTACCTTCTCAACCTCCTCTTTGTCCAGATACACAAACACTTTCTCATTCGCCAACATATTCTTGGCTATTGCGTATACACCACGAAACTCGCCCCTGTTTCCTTCGGCTGGAACATGGCGTAATATCGGGTTCAATCCTTTCTCATACTGGAACTGGTCACGCTCAAATACACATTCAGCATTTAACACGGTCGCCTCTTTAGACCTGTTCACAAGTTCGACAAGCCCCTTAAATCCTACGATCATCTGGACTTCTTTAACGCCCTTGTTTGTGAAAGGCACATAATACACGTGAGAAATATTCCCCGGCGTCAATCCAATTTGGACTGTCTGCAAAACTGCGGCAACAAGACTGTTTTGTGTGCATCCCTGTAAAGCAGGTGATTGCATGACGATGTTCACAACGGCAAGAAACCTCTCAGGGCTGATTGTCTTTGATAACGCCCTTGTGATTAAGTCTTTATTCTTGTTAAGATAATCATTAACGGTTACAAGTTGCGTAGATTTCGCTTGGTTATTAACCTGTTCAATGTTTGCCATGTTATTCCCCATTGTTTTTCGTTATTCTTAAAACTCTTGTCTGTCCGGCTTTATAGTATTTCGTAAACACTCCATCTTTAACCATTGCGTCCTTATCGTATGTTCCGTTGCAAGCCTGCTTTCTCCAAGTAACAAAATATTTCTTAGACCTGATTCCCATCTTGTCGCCAATTTTGAGCTTCAACTTGTTCTCAATCTCTTTCTTTTGCTCTGTCATTTGCTTGATGTGCATATCAAGCTCTTGCCGTAACGCTGCAACCTCATCAATGTCTGATTCGTCCTCTAGATATTCTTCGGACTTCTCTTTCGGATATAATGATAAAAGCGTCTCTCCGTCGTCCGACGTTGCGACTGGTGCAACGCCTTTAAGAACATAATTTTCCCAGAAATCAACAGCTCTAGCTTCCATAAAAGAGTGCAATTCTTTATCGGCTTTAATATCCGAGCGGAACCTATGCTTGTTTCCACCGATTAATGCACTTGCATTCCCAATCTCTCTGCCAGTTATCATCAGACCCCATTGAACCTGACAAATAACTTCTTGAGGCATTTCGTCATTCTTCCACTCGTCCTTGCGGTATTCGCCGACGTTCTTGCACTCTAGATTCTCGTCTTTGCCCTCAATAATCCTGTCAATCTGACAACGCATGAATGGATATTTTTTATGCGTATATCTGAATCCGTCTGGCAGTCGTCTGACCTTCTTTCCAGTTGCCTTCTCAAACTTATGAGCTATAAAATCCTCAAGTTCGACTCCAAGCTGTACGGCCTCAACGTTTGATATGTCTTTCGTCTCAATAAGACCTGTCTTTTCGGCCCAAACTTGCAGAGGCGTTCTCCATCCAACTCCAAGAATTGATGCAATATCGCTACCACCAATAAATTCCTTCCTGTTTCCTGCCAATATCTCTTCTCTTGTCATTGCATCAGCTCCATTATTGAATTGAACTTTGCCTCAGACGTGCATACATCTTCAAAGGTGTATTCAATCGGGACTTCATTATTAACAAGGTATAAAATGATCTGACTTATGTTCCTTGCAAAAGTTGCATCGTTCAGCCTGTTAAATATTGCGTCACTTAGTTGTCGTGAAAGTTTTTCAACCTTCTTAAATTTCGGCTTAAGCGTTGCCAGACCGTTCCATGCCTCAATCAAATTCTTTATTGTTTCGTCTTTGCTCTCTGGTGTCTGTGTTGCGTATTTTGACCATCTTTTCGTTGCTGCCGTTCGTGCGTGTTCGCTTCTTTCTGCCCTCTTCTCATCATACTGTTGCATTCTGCTATTTAGTGCCGGTGAAAATATCTTGCTTCCATCCCCTGCTAGTAACTGGATTGTTTTAAGGTACTCAATGAAATCGAAAGCCTCTTGTGCGTTCTTCATCTTCATTTGACAGGCCAATGCTTCCATAACAAAAGATTCGATGCAAAGACAGTATTCGTCACAATTCCGCAAGGTTTCAATCAGATTCCAGTATCGCCCATATGCCTCGAACCCGTGTTTATTGATTAAACAGATGATTTTCGGGTCATTGCTTGCGTTGCTGTCATGTGGAAAAAACCTTGCGTCTTTCATTTAGAAACACCTCAAAAAACAAAACCCCGTTGGGATGCTGGAAACATCGGGGGACGAACCAGCAGGGGATTCCCAACGGGGCAAATAAAAAAGGCTCACACCTTCCGACGTGAACCTTTTATTAATACCAACCGACTTTTTCCCCGAATTTTTATTCATTTGCTCATCCCCTGAGATGCACAGATACTACCAAAATCTACTTTCGTTGTCAACACTTTTGTTTTGTTTCAATGGATATTTTTCAGAAATGATTGACTTTTATCCCTGTCTTTCGTTGTGAAATACTCGTCAATGGCTTGTTTCGCCGTCATTTCCATGCGACAAACCTTTTGAATAAGGCTTTCAAGAAACGTATCATTACTTTTCATCTTTTCCGACCTCAAAGATGTCAATCTTCCTTGGTTCCGGCTCTTTCTTGGCCTGAAGGATTCCAAGCCTGAGAATATTCACGGCTTGCCACCCGTTTTCCATGAGCTTAGCCAATTCTGCCTGTTCCGCCTCTTTCATACTGATGTTCTGTTGAATGTAGCTTCTTTTTGCTTTCATCATGCACCCTTGTTGATTGTCGCCTTGCAATAGATTGCTTCAAGGCATTTGCCCTGTTTTTCGCTTAGTTTTATTCCTTGGCCCAACTGTTCAGATATGCTTTTCAGGAACTTCTTTTCCCATCTGTTCGGTGAATAGGAAACCTTCTTTACCTCATCAAAAAGTGTCTTGGCGTCGAATACGTTCATTTATAGACCCTCCGCCTGTAGTTATTCTGGATAAAATGGACAATCCCTATGGATGCGCAGAGAGTCGCTATGGCCAATGCTTCGCCGTTAGACATCTTTCTGCGTAAAGCAAACTCAATTTCACTCTTGATAATCGAGACAATTTTATACGTTAGCTTGATTCTATTCTTTCTTTTCTCCATTTCCTCCCCCTTTATTATTTTTATTTATAAAATACATGATTCTTATATTGATATGTCTTTATTTTACACCATTTGAACGGATTTTCATGCTTTGGGTTGATGAAATATAACGCCCCGCCTGTCTTATCCTTTATCTTATTTTCTAGTGCTTCTTTACTAATTTTTAATGCTATTTGCTTTAATTGAGTGTCGGCCTTGTCATAAAGGCCATTCTTTAAGCCGTAAAAGGCCCTAGGACGAACGATTGCTTGTCTAGGCGTCTCATGCCATGCCTTAGCCCTGTTTAACGCTACAGAGGCCACCAGAGCCATGCTTTCGCATTTATCTTGTTTTAGTTCGGCCTTTGTACAGTCGCCACCCGCTTCGCCTACTAGCATGATTGCCATTAACAATACTGTTGGCGTCATTGTATTGTTTCCTTTCCGTATTTAATAGCATCCATGATAACGGTCTGAATGCACCCTTGAAGGTCGCTCTGATTCAGGCCTTCGCCGTTTCCTTGGGCCTCGTTCACTTGGCAATCGATAAGCTCCTTTAAGAGCCTCTACCAGCTCATAATGGCTATTGCAGGCGGTGACGATGAATTGGGCGTTGGCAAGTTGCTGAAAATTCCCGAAATGTTGGTTGATCTCAACGACCGTTTTCCCGCTGCTATCTTTTAAAGTCCAGTTGTCTAGGTGATACGGTAACGGCGTATGCTTTGTCATTTTATGTCCTTTCAGCGTTTGCGATTGCTTGTTGAAGCTCATATTTTGAATCTTCATAGTTTCGCCTGTCCGCTTAATTATCGGCATATCGTAATATCCATCCATAACTCCTCCTCCGGTTAGCGTGTTATCCTCAACTCTTGATGCTAGTATAGCACATATATGGGCTTGTCAATAGCCATTATCCCGTCGAGATATGCTAGGATAGTTAATAATCACCGTCGAGGAATTAATTAACATCACAAAAAAATCTTTTTTCTCCGACGACAAAGAGAAGATATTTGAATAATTATGCGGAAGCAATGCATGAGCAATGCGTGAGTATGCCCAATCATGCTAAATATACATACATACATATCTACATACATACCTAATTACCTATTTACTTACATATGATAATTAAATCTATAAAAGATAAGATTATATTTAGACATCATATATAGATAGGCCGTACTTTCTTTAGGATGCCATTAGAGACTCTTCCCCAATAAAGACGGCATCTTATATGGGTAATTGGCTATCGTGTCGCCTTGGGCCTCTAATGACAAGATACGGCATTCCGCTCATTTTCCGTTATTTCAGACATTTGCGTTGTCACAAACTGTTGAATATATTGCACTTGCGTAATCTGCTTCCTATAATCTGCGTTCTGTCAACTACGCCTCGACGGAGAGGTATGTCTGGACGTGGCCATGCCCTATATGTAGTGGGCCTTGATGATCTGTTGTCATTGCGTTGGCCCTTGCGGTCGGGCTTGCCTTATAAATAGCTGTTAGTATTAGTATTAGTTAAATGGTCGGGCTTGGCCGGTGTCCCCCATGCACATATATATCTCTATCCCCTCCACCTACGCACAAAATTTTCACTTATCTCATTTTCTGGTTGACAACGCTTATGAATTTGTTAGCATTTAGTCATGGACATATTAATAACGAGGCATGGGGTTAAGGTTAGTGCGGACAGGAAGCCGATAAATGTGTATCGGGTGACGAGGGTAGCTAATAACAAATACTCGTCGATGTATGTGGAGTATGCCAAGAAGTTAAGGGAGTCGGGCTGGAAGAGGGTGGAAGAGTCCGTATGAAGTGTGTTGAGTGTGGGAAAGAGGTTGTTGGGAAGAAGGCGAATGCGAAGTTTTGCAGTCATGCTTGTCGCAACAGGAATTGGTGTAAGAGTCATCCGAGGGTAAAGGCATGACGTATTGGCCATTAGACATAAGTTTAGGTGGGTATATTGTTTATGCTGTTGGGGCGTTGGCCGTGTTGTGGTGGGTGAAGAGATGAATGTTAAGCCGCCGGAGAAGCAGGTAGAAGGCAATATTGTGAATGCTGTTGTGTCGAAGCCTGTCTGGTCGTTGAATAACGAGTTGAAGGAAGCCAAAGAGCTAATTAAGAACAAGATAGCTCAGAGCGAAGAGATTGAGAAGATGGTGATAGAGCAAGCGAGGGAGGGGATGAAGGCGGACATGACTATATTCACGAAGTATGGGCCGAAGGTTGTCCCTGACCATGCGACGAGGCATAAGTATTGGCATGACATTCTGCTGATGAAAAGATGGTTAGCGAAGACGGATGTTAATGTTGATATGAGGTCGATTAATATTTCCGCTCAGGAAGAAGAGATTTTGAGGAAATACAGTCGTGCAGAATAAGACGGTTGAAGACTTCCTGAATGACGAGGAGCTGAGTGCCTATAAGCAGTTAAAAGGCAATGATGCGAGGCGGATATTCATTCAGGAGGCAGGAAAGAAGCATTTTGACCTGTTTGTGTACATCCTTGGGTACAGGGATACAGGGATGTTTCACGTGAAACAAATGGAGAATATCTCCGAAATCAGGACATTAGGGGATTATTCTTCAAGAAGGTTGTGGTTGTGGGCCAGATCACATTTCAAAAGCAGTCTGATAACAGAAGCCCATAGTGCCTATCTCATCGTCAACAATCCAAATATCCGCATATTACTCACCAGTTATACCATTAGCGTAGCCGAGAAGCTGTTAAAGAACATTAAAGGGCATTTTATCAGCAATGCCGACTTCAGGTATTTCTACAGGGAGTTCTGCCCACAGGAGAATACAGTCGGGAAGATTGAGTTTGGAACAACAGAATACTTCACAACGCCTGCAAGATACGTCACAAAGAAGGAACCGACGATGATGGTGGCCGGTGTCGGGACGAACTTGACAGGGTTGCACTTTGATTATCAGAAAATAGACGACTTGGTAACAAGGGACAGCGTGACAAATGAAACTCAAATCCAGACTTCCAAGGACTATTACGCTTCACTCAGGCAACTCTTTGACAATCCGAGCTATCCGAAAGAAGACGTCATCGGGACAATATACCATTTCAATGACCTATACTGCGACCTTAGGAAATCCCGACGAATGGTTGAGTCTTATGTGCCAGCGGTCATCGAAGGGAGTCCCGCTTTTCCAGAGCGCTTCACAATAGACAGTCTGAATCAAATCATGGTCGATGTCGGGCCGTATGAATACGCAACACAATACATGCTGAACCCCGTCAATCCTGCTGATGCTAAATTCAGACAGGAATGGGTGACAAAGTATGATTATGTGCCAGACGGACTTGCGGAATATATTGTTTGCGACCCTGCCTCAACGCAAAAGAAGAAATCCGATTATACCGTCATGGAAAGATGGGGAGTCGATAACGATGGAAAACATTATCTTCTGGAAGGAATCAGAGACAAACTTACATCGTTCCAACGTGTTGACAGGCTGTTTAACATGGTTAAAAACGCTCGTCGTCTGGTTTGGGTCAAATACGAAGTCCTCGGAGGGAGGCACGGCGACTTGGAGGCTATCAGAAAGAGGCAGATCGAAACCCAGATATTTTTCCAGATAAACGAGACAAAATCAACAACAGGTAGCAAAGTAGACAGAATAGAACAGCGGCTCGTTGCCCCATACCACGCCGGGATCATTCTTTATCCTCACACCTTTCCGTACCAGTCGCTATACGATGGAAAAGTCCATGACTTCGTTCAGGAAATAACATTAGAGCTTTTACAGTTCCCGTTTGCTGAACATGATGATTGCATTGACTGTCAGGCCCAGATGTTTGAAGACCCTAAAATGATAGTCAAAGGTGATAAGGCTGTTGCTGTCATAAAGAAACAAGGCATGACAGCAGAAGATTGGGAAAAGTTCTATAGCGATATGGATAAAAATAAAAAAACAAAACACTTGTTGACGAACAAGCAATTATCAGACTATTATCTAATTAAGAAGTTTAAGAAGATAATTTCAAGGACTTCGTGATGATGGAGATTTTGGTCAGGTTTTTAAGCGGAATCATCAAGGAAAAATTTACAGGAAGCATTGAGCTGCACTTTTTTCAAGGAAACATCTCGACGGTAAAAAAGGTAGAGAGCTTTAAACTATAATTACCAAGGGATTATCCGAAAAACGGAATGCCCTCTTTTCTGCGACGAGCAGAGGAGAGGGTTTTTATTTAACTGGAGAACGATATGGTGATGTCCGTCGAGGAAATATCAAGTTGGAAAAGTAGAGTCCTCAAGGCACAGGCATATCAGGAACAGCAACATAGAATGTGGCGTGACGCAGTTGATTTGTACAACTGCGATTTTTTTGATAAGAGATTTGGTCTTGACCCAGAACGAGTCGATGTAAATTTCAGCAACTGGTACATTGACAATCTAATTCCCCTTGTTTACTTCCGTGACCCATACATGTTTGTAAAAGCAAGAAACGAAAAGTATAGCGGATTTGCCGAGACGATTGAAGAAGTCATTAACCATTCTTGGCGAGAGCTTGGTCTGAAGCAAGAAAACAAGAGAGTTATAAAATCTGCGTTTATGATGCCGCCCGGATGGATAAAGGTCGGATATACAGCACAACTTGGTCAGGATGTCGCCGAGATTGATAGCATAAACGAAAAAAACGCCGTTAAAATCCTGAAAGACGCTATCAAGGGAGTCTTTAATATCGGCGAGAAAAAAGAATTAACACCAGAGGAAAAGGGCGAGCTTAATATTTACATCAAGGAAGAAAGCGTCTTTGCCTCTTGGATTCCGTCGTGGAACATGATTATGCCAGAAGGCTATCATGTTATCGACAAGATGCCTTGGTTATGCGAATTTGAAGATGTTGCCGTCGTTGATTTCAAGTCTAATCCAACGTATAAAAACAAAGAGAACCTGACTCCAGACAGGGTTTCGACGAATAGACAATCTTCTGGAAAGGCAGTAGATAAGGTTCCTTTCGCCGGAGAAGTAGACCAACATGACGATAGCGACATCATTAGGCTTTATCACGTTTGGGACAGAAGGAATCAGAGAAGATTTACACTTTCCATGCGTTCCGAGTTGCCTCATTTTGAAGGCAAGTGGCCTTACGACATAGAAGGGTTCCCGTATATTCATCTTTCGTTCGATGAATCGCTTCCGACAGACCAAGACTCAAATCCTTATCCTGCAAATTGTCTTAAACCGATAATGCCTCAAATCGTCGAGATGTCCAATCTCAGAACACAGATGACAAAGTGGCGTCGTCGTGCCTCTGCGTACATTCTTGCTCAAAAAGGGCTTGTGACAGAAGACGACATGCAACAGATAACGGAGACAGAAGGATTGCAAGTCTGTCTGGTGTCTAACAAAGACGCGTTTACAATGACACCCGGCCCTGCATTGCCAACAGAAGTATTCTCCGTCGAGCAAGCGATTACAAAAGACCTTCAGATGGGAACGAATATGGGGCAGATGATGTTTGCTCCTATGGCTGGACAACGGACAGCTACGCAAGCCCAAATTTCTCAGTCTGGTCTTCAATTAAAGGCGTCGAGCCGAGTAGATGTGGTCGAAGATTACACAGTCCGGCTTGCGAGAGTTCTTTGTCAGCTTGCGTGGCAGTTCTACGATAAGAAGAAAGTCGAGGAGATTATCGGAGAGCCAGTATCAGAAAGCATGTGGCCGACGTTACCGAAAGAGCCGAAGGAAAGACGAAGAATCATTCAGGCTGAGTTGCAGTTTAGGATTGATGCAGGCTCGACAGCCGCACCGAAGGACGAGACTGTTGATAGAAAGCAGTTCTTGGATGCTGTTAGTATTCTTGCAAGTGTGGCTCCTGACAGGCTGAAGTCTGACGAGATTGCCAAAATCGTAGCCAAGAAATTTAAGTTCAGCCGAGATGTCGATAGGATTGTTATCACGAACGACGATGAAGAGATAGCGGCGGCAGAACAAGAGAACGCATTGCTTAATGGCGATGTTCCTCAAGTCGTTACTCCTAATGAGAACCACAAGATTCACATGGAAGTTCATATGAAGGGCGGTCAGCCGACACGCTCAATGGATTTACACCTGCTAGATCATGGCAAGTATCTTGGCGTGAATCCTAGACAAGGTGCAAGCGGTGGCGATGGTGGCAATAGCTCCTCCCCCCAAGAGGGCGATAAACGCCCTCCTTTGAAATCAACTAACCCTGAAGTGGTTAGACAAGGAAATACAGAGCAGTCAGACGTTTATCAATCAGTACAGAATATGGGGTCAGGTTCGGTTGCACAACGTGAGGGCGTATAATCATGCCGCTCTATACTTTTGAATGCGACTGCGGAAACAGGTTTGATGAGTTTATCAGGTTTGAAAATTACCGACGGGAGTCAGCTTGCGAAGCTTGTGGAGGCATGGCGAGGAAGATACTTACTCTTCCAAATACAAATAAAGATTTGGCTTATAACTTTATTGATACGAACACAACGGGACGGCCAATCCAAATCACAAGCAAGGGCCAATGGAAAAAGCACTTAAAGAAGCTCGGATTGACGGATGATTTTAGCCAAGCAGTCCCAAAACATAGCGAGTTAAAGCAGATTAGAAAACAGGAATCGAAAGAGAGCAGAATCGAAGGACATAAAAAAGTAATAGAAACAGTATTAAGGGATTCTGGAAAAATAAGATAGGAGGGCTTATGAAGGGAAAGATGAAAAAAGGTGGCGGCAAAGGTGCAAGCCACATGAAGAAACAATGCAAAGGGAGGTAAGTAAAATGGCAGAACGTCTCACGCCTCCGAGCAAGCCGGTCGCAAGAAAGGACGGGATTAAGATGGGGAGTGCAAATTCCACATTGACGACCCCGAATCCTACTTTTGGTCGGTACATGGGAAGCGGTGCTTCCGGCTCGGCAGTCAAAGCAGGCTCAAGCCTCTTTGGTAAGAAGTAACAAGAAAGGGAAAGAATAAATGCCTAATGATGCAAAGAACATTCAAGCCACGTTGAGAGAGGTTGTTGGGGAAACCGGCAAGGCCGCCTCCGATACGCCTGCTGTCAGCGAAACAAAAGAAAGTTCTACTGCTGGCTCTACGACGGAAACAAAGTCTGGTGAACCCGTTCGTGAATATGTTTCGGGCATTGATGTGTCCGATATTCCAGAGCAGGATAGACCTCGAATTAAAGAGTTGTTGTCAAAGAAGGCCAAGCTCCTTGAAGACGGGTATAACCCGAAATTTCAAAGAGTCGCCCATTTAGCCAAGACGGAAGAGGATATTAAAGCCCTCGGCCTGACGCCAGAGGAGATACAGAAGACTCTTTCGGAATATGTTAGCTCTAAGAAAGCGAAACCGGCTGAATCGGATAAGGCAAAGAGTTTGAGAACACTCGACAGGCTTATTGATAATGCGGCAGACGCAGAACAAAGAGAAGCCCTCAAGCAGATGAGAACGATCGTTGAGGAAGAGACGGGAATCAAGCAGATTCAGGAAAAACTTGACCGTCTCGAAAAGTTTTATCAGCTTTCAACAAGTGAAATAGCCAACAAGAGACAGTTACAGCTTGAAAGTGACATAAAACAGCTTGAAGAACAGTATGGCGTCGATGTCGTCGGCAAGTATAAGGATGAAATTATTAAACACGGTATGAACTCAAACAATACCGTACGTCGTCTATTACACGCTATTGCCGAGCCTGAGGAAATTGAGCAAGCTATTCTGTCAAAACAGACAAGTAAACCTAACAACAGAATAAGTGAAGAAAAACTCAACGCTATTTCGTCCAACGGCTCTGGAATTGCTGGTTCAAAGGAAAATCTCGACGTTAAGAGGTTGGGATTCAAAGAACTGTTCAGAGAGTTGGCTAAGAAATAGTCCCAACTCTGGAGGCTCTAAATGTCGTATCTTTCGACGACCGTAGCTTGGGACACAATCAGGTCAATCACAAACCCGAAAGTGGCCCAAAAAATTGCCGATAACATCACCGGCAAGATTCCCCTTCTGTATTTTCTTAACAGACAGGGCAATAAGGAAATGGAAAACGGCGGCTATAACTATATGCTGCCCGTCTTTAAAGAGCTGACCAATGCTCAGTTCTACAATGGTCAGACCGTTCTTAACGCTGTCGAGTCAGACCCATTCACGACGGCCATCTATGAACGCAAACAAGTTACCGTCCCTGTTGTTGCGACAGGTACGAAGATGCTTCAGAACTCTGGCAACAACCCAGAGGCCATTGTCAATTATATGGCCGCTATTGTTGAGGCCGCTGAAGAATCAATGAAGAACGCCATTGCCGGTTCTGCGAATGGTATCTTCTCGACGAATGGTGAGACAGACCTTGGTATTACAGGTCTTCAGAACCTTATTTCCGATACGCCTGCGACTGGTGTTACTGGCGGTCTGGATAGAAGCACATATTCCTTCTGGAGAAACTACCAGACGGAAGCGACCACGAACTTTAGCACAGGTGGTCGTACGGCCTTCGACAATGCGTTCTATAACGCTGTCCGAGGGGATGAATCTCCGTCTATCGTCATTACGACACAGGCGGCTTATATTAACCTTAACAGAGTTCTGACTGGTACTATCAGCTATAACCAGAACAATGTCGCCCCGAAAGTCAATTATGGCGACCTTGCCTTTGAACACATCTATTGGCATGGTGTTCCTGTTATGTTTGATAGCAACTGTCCGGCTGACCATGCGTACTTCCTGAATCTGAAGTACCTGAAGCTCATGGTTCATGGCGAGAGAGACTTTTCTTTCCGTGACTGGATTACGCCGAACGATCAGGACTCCTTGGTGTCTCGTCTGTATTGGGCCGGAAACCTCGTATCTTCTAACCTTGCTCGTCAGGCCGTCGTGTCTGCGAACATTGATACCTATTAATGAGAAAGGAGAATAAGACAATGCGTACTATTAAAATCATATTAGCAGTTGCCTTTGTTCTTGCTTTCGCAGGTATCGTGAGAGCGGAAAATAGTGCTTCTGGCTACGACGGGAAGAATACGACTCAGCAGGTTTTCGTGTCTGCTTATGCGTATTCTGCTGTTAGCGAGAATGACGTTGTTGTTCTTGATGTTACGAACGGGACTGTTGCCAACAACGGACTCGGCTCGTATATCAGCAATACAACGACGACAGATAGCGTCTATGTCTTTGGTGTTGCTGATGAAGACATCTCGACAGGGACGTTAGGCCGTGTGTGTATTCGTGGGCCTCACAAAGTGAAGTTCCGCACGTCTCCCGGTGCAATCGCCGCCGGTAGCCCTGTTGGTACTTCTGACACAGCAGGCAAGATGGCAGTCAGGTCAACCGCCGATGGCACAGCTATTGGTGTTCTTGGCGTGACGCTATCTTCTTCTGCTGACACGACTGATACCGATACTCAATGGGTATGGGTACAGCCTCACGTTCACAAGTAACGCTTCTGAGGGCTGAGCGTATCAGCCCTCACTTATTTTATATGACGAACATCATTGTAATAGCAGTCTTACTAATGCCTTGGATATTTTTGCCAGACGTTTCTGTTATTGACCAGATGCGTTTGCCAAAAGCTATCTTCTTTGATTTAGTCTGCATTGCTATTATCGCCTCGTCATTTATTAACGGTCAGAAATTCACATACAGGAACAAGTGGTTTGGAGCCATGTTCCTTATTCTCATGTTCTCATTCATGATGAACTGGTACATTCCGTCAATGCTTAATATCGACGGAAAGCGTATATTAAACATCTGGAACCTGTCAGCATCAATCCACGTGCTGTTGGCATTCGTCGCTTCTTATTGTGCCATGAGCAGTCTTGATAGGACTGGATATATTAGAATTGCAAAGTCGATATGCCTATCTGCAACGCTCTGTGCGTGTTTTGGTATTTTACAGGCCGTTGGATTTGACCCGATGAGGAACATAACGCAGTATAAGAATTGGGAAATTAACCATGTAGCGGCAATCCTCGACCATCCCAACATGCTAGGCAACTTTCTAGCTCTTTCAATCCCCTTCTTCCTCCTCTTTACAACGCCATTATACGCCATCGGAGCATTGGTGTGTTGCCTCTGCCTTTATTTTACGCAGTCGTCAACGTCTATAATGGCGTTCTTCCTTAGCATGATTGCTTATTTTGTTATTAAGAATATTCGGAACTTTAAGGTTGTCTTATCCGTTTTTGGGCTTCTTCTTATTTTAATCGCAGTTGTGGCATCTAATCCCAGCTTTAATAAGGTTGCGTCTGGCCTTACAGGTAGAACTCCGACATGGCTATATGCTATCGAGAAGATAAAAGATAACCCTGCTTTCGGACAAGGAACTGGTCGATTTGCAACATTTGCATTTACGCAAGGCACAAATATTGAGGATGGATATGCAGGAATGCGGTGGGAGTTCGTTCATAACGATTATCTCGAGATGATTATTAATATCGGGTTTCTTGGCATTGTTTTGTTTGGATTCCTTGTTTTAAACACCTTTAGAAACTTCAACCTATCACGTGAAAACGTTGTTGGTTTCTCATATATTTCATCAATGGTCGCCTTCTTAGTAATAATGTTTGGTTCATTTCCGATGGAATTTGCCCCATGTGCGTTGCTTGGGATGATTGGGTTCTGGGGAAGTGAAAAACTGTAGAAAGGGTTTATGGCTAAATCTAAAGAGCTGAAGGAAGAGACAAAAGTGAGCATGTTTGAGTTTTCTGAAATTACGAATCAGTTAATCGAACAAAGAAAGCGTGAATTTGCAGATATTCAGCACAATTATTCACTTGCTCAGGCGGCCCTAATGCAGACTCAACAGAGGATAGGCCAAGAGAAGGTTGCGTTTGAGCAATGGAAGAAAGCGGAAGCCATCAATAAAGAGAAAGACTTTGTGCGTCGTCAGCAGGAACTTGACGCTAAAGAACACGCCTTGGATGTTAATGTCAAAACATTCGAGAAACGAAGTGCTGAGTTAAAGCAGAAGGAAGTAGCCGTTGCGAGACTGTTTGAGGACAGGCAGAAGTTGAATGAGGACAGAATCGCTATCGAGAGAATTAGGACTTCGGCAAACGAGCTTATGGCGACAGCCACAAGAAAAGATTCCGAGGCGAAGTCAGCCTTTAACTCTGCCAGACAGAAAGAAGAAGAGGCGAAGAAGATTAAAGCCCTCGCAGAGGCCATGAATGCAGAAGTCAGCAAGCAACAGGAAGTTCTAAAGAAGCGAGGCGAAGAAGTCCTTGCGAAAGTAAAGCACCTTGAAGAAATCCAGAAACTTATTGAGCCTAAGATTAAAGAGCTTGAGGCCATTGAAACTCGCATTGCAGATAAAGAGAAAGAGCTATCCGTAAGAGAGAAAGAGGTCGCTCGTAAGGTCGAAGAAGACAAGGCGATTGTCATTACCTTCTCAGATAGAGAGAAAAAGCTAAAGGCAAGAGAGATTGAAGTCGATTCCAGAGAGCAAGATATTGCCAGAAAACTTTTACTTATAAAAGGTAGCGAGAAATGAGTAGGAAGGTCTTTACTGGAAACGAAGGCGTAAGGGACGTAATTGACGGGAAGCTCATTTACTCGTTGATATTCCGAGCGAATGTGAGGAATCAGGCTGTCACAATAGCTACGAGTGCGACTCCTATTCCCGAGACTCCGTTAAGCCGAAGGATGAGCCTTGTCGTATTTAATAATTCGGCTGTTCCTGTATATATTGGTGCAAGCGACGTGACTGTTGAGACAGGTTTTCCTATTTATCCACGTTCTAGCATTGACATTAAGATGGAAGAAGAAGTTGAGCTTTATGGGATTGTGTCTACAGGCACAGCAGACTTGCGGATTCTGGAGGGGGCATAATGCAACGCTCAGATATAGCATACGCAATTAGGAAAATATCTAACGTCACATCAGATACAGTTCTGGAGAATCGCTCTATACAAATTGCATTGGACAGAACATATCAACACTTTGATTGGCCGTATTACCTTCAATGGGGAGCAATTCGAACTGTCGCAACATATACGACTGGAACGGCCATAGTCACTAATGGCAGCACGACTGTTACTGGCGTTGGGACAACGTGGACATCGGCAATGGTTGGACGGAAGTTCAGACACGCTGACGAAGCGGCATATTACAGAATTGCATCAGTTACAAACACAACGACTCTTGTTCTCGAGCAAGCGTACCAAGGCGATACAGACTCTACTGGTTCGTCATATACCATTTATAAGGATGAATACAGGCTTGCTCCTGACATGGACAAGAACAGAACAGCAATCCAGTTACAGAATAGGATGCCAATTACTGATGTTCCCCCGGGGGATTTTGATAAAGCAATTCCTTCGCCTCAGTCGTATAGCGACCCTGTTATTCAGGTCTTATCTGGAACAAAGCTAGATGTATATTCGACAGGCACAGTGACATGTTCTGGTACAACAATAACAGGAGTCGGAACATCTTGGTTATCTGTTGACGGTCTTGGAAGAATGAGCAGAATCATCGTCGGTAGTAACGCCTACACAGTCAAGTCAGTCAATAGCGATACAAGCATAACGACATACGAAACGCTGGCATCAGTAGCCGTTGCTACAACTTATCAAATAGAGCTTCGCAACTTAATTGTTCAGCTTTACCAGATACCTGACGCATCAAGGATCATATATTACAGATACTATCGGATTCCAGACCTTCTCGTTAATGATTATGACAATCCAGACATGCCGACGCATTGGGATTGGATTCTTGTTTATGGTGGGCTGTCAATGATGTTGTTGCAGAAAGGCGACGTTACGAAAGGTCAGCAGACGGCTGAGGCAATGTTCCTCAACGGTCTTGAGATGATGAAGTTAAAGGTCGGCTCATTCGTCGCAAATAGAATCTACAAAAAGAAGTCGATTGATAAGTATGGCGGGAATGTTAATGATGGGCTTGAGCGAAGCTCATTTGATAGACGGTATAGTTCAATATGATTAGAGCATTAATCTTATCAATATCGTTGTTTTTCACAGCCACTTCCGCTAATGCCGAAGTGATGTGGAGTAAGTATTCGTATTTTCAGAATTGGGGAGGGCTGAACGATTCTGTTTCGTCGTCAGAAATAGCTGATAATGAAGCAACAGCAATTCAGAATATTGTCTTTGATACTGGGGGGGCCATAAAAAAACGATATGGGTATACGACACTTCCGGTATCGACATCTACTGTATACAAGGCGGCAACTGGCCCGATAACAGGTCTTATTTTCTTTAAGAAGAGTGATGGGAATAAGTATCTATTCGGAACAGCCAATTATTCAGGTCAGGCAAAAGCGTTCTATAAGCAGTATGATTCATCGACCGAACTAACAGACGCACCTTGGGTCGATGTTACAGGAATTCTTCCTAGCGGATATTCTGATGGAAACCTCGCAAAATTAAGCGTTGCGAATGACCAAGTTATCATCACGCTTGATGCGACAGTCCAGAAGCAACCTTTCGCTTGGGCGGCGACTGGTTCCGTCTACCAATTATCCGGCGACGCAAATCTTCCAGTTGGAACAATAAATAGTTTCCATAAGAACATATTATTTGTATCTGGCGACAATGACTATCCATCAAGAGTGTATTTCAGCAATCTCGGATATATTGATACGTGGACTGTTACGGATTTCTTTGATGTCAATACGAATGATGGCACAAGAATAACTGCGTTAGTGTCGTGTTACGATAGCCTGTACATATTCAAGGAGAAAAGCATTTGGAGGCTTTCAGGCTCAGACAGGGACAGCTTTCAGCTCGAAAAGACAGTAGACAATATAGGAACATCATCACAGCAATCTATCGCAATCGTCAATAATCTTATTTACTTCTCAACAGCACAAGGCGACCTTGCCGTTTACGATGGTTCATATACAGTCAAATTCATATCTCAAAAAATACGGAATACGATAGGTGGCCTGAACTTTACAAGAGCCAATAAGATGCTCGGACTTGGATTTAGCACATACAAATATGTCGATAACGATTTCTACGTTGCGGCGTCAGAGGCAGGTAGCGGAACTAACGATACTGTTCTCATGTTTGATACAGCACATAATGCTTGGACAAAATTCGATGGAATCAATGCAAGTGCATGGACAGTAGCAGAGACAAGCTCAGGAAAGTATGCTCTTGTTTTTGGCGACTACGACGGGTATATCCATCAATATCCATCGACATCATATTATGATGGGAACGTCGCCACATCGGCTATAAGTGCATATTATCAGACAAAGTGGTTCAGATATTCTGCTTCTGCCTTGGGCGATAAATATATCAGGCTCCTAAAGACGTATTGCTTATCTGAGACAGCTAATCCAGACAATCTCGTTATTGAGGCCAAGAGCGACTATGAGACAACCGGAACTGAGTATGTCGTCAACTTATCGCAGAGTGGTTCATTGTGGGACGTTGCAAGATGGGACGTAGATACATGGACAGGCCAACGGCTCATCGTTGACCGTCAGGAAATAAATAAGGGTGTCGATATATTCCAGTTCAAATTCTCAAACGATGAAGTAAACGAAGGGTTTACTGTTCTTGGGTATGAGACGTTTATAGAGCCTACAGATCGTATATGAAAAGATTCTACCTTGTCATAGTTTTGTGCTTTCTTTCGATGGGCTACGTTACTCCTGAGCCACCAAAGATAGAGGACAAGTCAACGTATGAATATTTGAGGACTCTTAGGAACAGGCTTAATCGCCTCGATGTCACAACGGTAAATCCTAGCGGTTCAAGACTTGGGAACTATGGCGATATGATTCTTTATAAAGACGGCTCGACTTTCAGCCTGATGATAAATGTCTCAAGCCCAAACGGTAATTCATGGAAAGGCATCAATTTAACGGATATTTAGGGAAAATATGAAAAAAATAGCCCTCACATTTGCCTTACACGCCACGATATTTGCTCAAGCCATATGTTATGCCTCTGCTCCGACAAGGGCTTATACATATGAATCAGGTCAAGTCATTGCGGCTTCTCAGGTCAACACCAACGAGACGGCATTGTACACATACTTGCAAGGAGGTGTTGATACGATAGCGGCCTCTGTTATCACAGACACAAATATATCACCGTCTGCAAGCATATCTTATAGCAAGCTGAACTTATTGGGACAGATAAAGAATGCCGATGTTAGCACGTCAGCGGCCATAGCGTACAGTAAACTGAATCTGACGAATAGCATCGTTGATGGAGACATTGTAAGCGTCACATCAGCAGGCAAAGTCAGCGGAGCGGCTTTGACAAGTTTATCATCAACCCCATCTGGAGCCGGAGCTTTGCCGATAGCCAACGGTGGAACGGGGCAGGCAACGGCACAGGCGGCGATTGATGCATTGCTTCCGAGCCAGACTTCAAATAGTGGCAAGTTCCTAACAACGAATGGAACGAATGCGAGTTGGGGTACTGTTTCCCCAAGTGGCTATAGCAATGTTCTGTTTCAATGGCATGGTGGCGGTGGAACTACAACTGGAGCGGCTCCATCAGTTGTTGCGTCTGGTGCGGCTCAGACAGCATATTACATCGCTGGAGTCACAACTGATTCGATGACATATTCAAGCAGTCTATTCACAACAAAGTTTATAAAGTCAGCTGGTGTTTCCACGGTGACAATATATTTCTATTGCGAGGAGAATTCTGCTGGAGGAGTTCAAAGTTATATAAAGGCGGCCGTTGGTTCTGCGACCGGAACAGTTAATACAACGAATGATGATACTCCGAGATGGAGAAGCCTGACTGTAGATGTGTCGGCACTTAGTGATGGTACAGCATATGACGTATCGATAACTATTGCCCATAACACTGGCGACGACATGACAACATTTATTTACGACTTAATCGCTTTCGGTTCATAGGAGATATATGAGAAGAGTTATCCTTTCATCCATACTTTCATTACTGTTATCGGTTAGCTTTGCTTACGCTACGCCGAGCAACTCAATTACTGTTCCAAATCCGGCTGTAGCTAACGATGTTATCTCTTCGTCGTATTACAACGCAAACAATAATGAAATTCAGACAAAATATAACAGCCATACCCATACCGATATTACACAATTAGGTACAATTACATCAGGCGTCTGGGCAGGTACGGCTATAAACTATTCTTTTCTTGAGATGACAGATAGCATCGTCGGTGACGATTTATCCGATAATGCAATGTCAAAGATTTATCCTATCGGCTCTGTTTATATCAGCGTCGTTGACACAAATCCTGCGACGTTATTTGGATTCGGAACATGGGTCAGAATTGCAGAAGGTCAGATGCTTATTGGTCAGAAGTCTACTGATACTGACTTCGACACACCAGAAGAAACTGGCGGAGCTAAGACGCATACGATGACAGTTGATGAAATGCCGGCCCATAGCCACGTCGAAAAAGGCGAGCTGGCAACCAACCTAGCTGGCGGAAATTATGTAATAACCAGCAACGGAACTTCAAATCAAAATACTGTTAGCTCTACGGCAGAAACCGGCGGAGGTCAGGCACATAGCATCCTGAATCCATACTGCACTGTTTTCATTTGGAAACGCACTTTATAAAGGAAGGTGATACATGGGGTTCTTAGGTGACATTGTTAACAGTGCAATAAATCTGAGCCAAGGCGGTGGTGCTAGGAAGGGTGCGGAGCAGTCCATCCAGAATATCACAGGTCAGGCATACGACGCAGGAAAGATGACTGATAGCGAGAGCAAGCAGTATCAAGGCTCTTTTGACCTTGGGAATATAATCAAACAGATTATGCAATATCAGCAGGGTCTTTCTGAAGCTCCTAGTGGATATTCCTCTCCGGAAGAACAATATTATCGGCAAACTGGAGATATTGGTAAAGAGTTATATAGCACGACAATGGCCGACTTAAAGAATCCTTATGCGACGTATGAAAGCACATTGTCTCCACAGCTTCAGGCGGCAGAGGACTATATTAACGCATCCATGCAGAAGCGTGGACTATTGCAATCTGGTCTGAATATCGAGAACATGGGAAGGGCAGGTGTTGACCTTGCCATTCAGGACGCACAGAACAGGATGGCATATAGAGCCGACGCATTAACTAGAGCGGCAGGCATGGCAGATACAATACAGAGTACAGGAGCTTCAAATCTAGCAAACATATCAAATCTTTATAATCAACAGCAAGGGTATGGCCAGAATGCTATGGCTAGACAGGCAGGGCAAGCATTAGGTGTGTTGCCGACACAGGTAGCACCACAGATGGCGAGGCTTGGTGATGCCTACGCACAGATACAGGCCGGACGTGGGCAAAGAACATCGGCTATAAATCAAGGTGCTAGTGCTATAGAATCATTGGCAAGTGGAGGCGGAAGTTCTGGGCAATTAGGTTCAAGTCTTTTTGGATAGGAGGACATATGGCAGGTGAATTTGGAGCAACATTAGCGTCTGGACTTGAGGCTTATAAAGACCCTGTTGAAGAAAAGAAGATGTTGCTCAGGGCAGAGCAAGAGTCATCGTTACAGGGACAAAGAAAGCAACAAGAGATTGCCCATAACTTCCTAAAGCAGTTCGGCATTGTCAAGGAGGAGGATGTTCCATTTACTTCCGATGAATTGATGAAGTCTATTTCTGAGTTCGGAAAGAAGAACGGAAGCATGGTGAATTTTAACATTGCTCCTGACACGGACGAAGAATCAAAGGTTAAATTCCTCCAGAGTATACATGATGCGTATAAGATTCCGATGCCACCCAAGAAAAGCATAACAACATTCACGGATAAAGCAAAAGAACTAGGTGCTACATTATCTAGTAAGGGGGAGGCAAGCCTTAGTCCTCTGAAAGCTAGTAGGAGTGGAGATGTCGGAGTATACGCATTTAATCCTATAACAGGAGAAGTCGAGCAGAAAGCAAGCGTCCCGTTTGGAAGTAAGACATATAAAGCTGTTATGACACCTGACCAGATTAAGGAGCGTTCTTATTCTGAAGCACAGGGTAAAGCAATAGGGAAGAACATAGAGACATCTGATAAATTGGCGGGTGCTGTTAAGAGACTTGCAATACTTAATAAGCAATTTAAAGACGCTTTACCAACAGGAGATAGAACTCCACTTGAGCAAAGAATTGCAGGTAAGGCATCTACATTTGCCGCGAGGATGGGTCTTACTGATAACCCTAAGCTAATTGCACTTCAGAAGAACATCCGACCGATGGCGATAACAATGATAAGAGCGTTTGGAGAAGTCGGGAACTTGTCTGAGTCTGAGCAGAAAGGTGCTATTGACACGGTAGAAAAGTCAGGGCTGACAGACGCAGAAAGAATTGAAGCAACAAGACAGTTTATAGAGTTCGCATTGGCCGGAGCAAGCCCAGAAGGAATAAAGCATCTCAAGTCTCGAGAAGATATACAAGGGATTCTTGACGCTTTTGGAGTTACTCTTCCTGACGGAAGCGCTGAGAGAGAGACAAATACGAATACTGAAAGCGTCGGGACGCAAAAGCAAATAGGTAGATTCCAGATTGAGGTAGAATAATGCCTACATATAAGGTAACAGACCCTAATACAGGAAGAACACTTAGGCTTACAGGCGATACTCCTCCGACGGAAGATGAGCTTAATGACATCTTCTCTAAGATTGGAACAGAAAAGCCACAGAGAATGTTTTCATCTGAAGAAGAAGGTCGTGTGGCTCTTGAGAAGCAGAAGGCTGAACAATCGAGGCTCGAGAGTGAAGCTAAGAATCCGCATCTTACAGCAATTAAACAATCAGCCGCAAGAGCCGGTGAAAATATAGGAACAGCTGCAACGAAGACATGGCAAACAGCAGGAAAGGCTGGAAGCGAAGCATTATTGGGGATTCCGGGTATCGTTTCTCAGTTATCTACAGGTGGGAAGCCAACTGGTTCATTAAACCCATTTAATCTTGTTGAAGGCGGGACGAACATATTTGAAGGAAAAAATTTAACAGAGCAAGAGAAGATGATGGCGTCTGGTGCTGGTATGATTGTCCCTGTCGGTGCTGGAATGAAGGTCGCAGGTAATCTTATAGCAAAAACGCCCCTGTATCAGGCCGCAAATAGCTATGTCAATATGGGGAAGACATTGACAAATATGAGGGACTTATATGGAAAAACGGCAGAGGGCATGAAAGTCCCAATGTCTAGGCTTGCAGACCATATCGGTGAGGCCGTAACTAAGACAAAAGACAAGTTGGCATCGTTTAAGAAAAGCATTGATGATGAGATATTTACTGAGGCTGAGAAGCAAGCATCTGTTGTGCATTCAAAGCTACCATCATTCTTCAGAAATGCGTCTACTGAATATGGAAAGAGACTAGATGAGATTGCACAGTTTGCAGATGATTCGGCACCTGTAAATAGGCAACAGTTAAACGAGCTTATTGATAATATTCAGGCTGATGCGAAGAATCACCAGTTGGATATTGGGTCTGTGTATAAGAAGCTATCCGACCTAAAGAATAAGTATCAAATGCAGGAACAGGTCGGAGAGGCCGTCATTGACAAGTCAATGGAAGTCGTTCCATTTAAAGAAGTCAATGCTGTGTTCAGGGAAGCTATGAAGAAAACTTCTGGTGCGTTTAAAAGCGGAAGCCGTGTTATGCCAGAAGATGTTGTAGGGATGATAACGAAAGAACATTATGGAAGTTTCTTAGAGAATAAGGTTGCCCCTGAAGTTGCTGAAGCATTAAAAACATTAAATGGTCAATATAAGCCTATAGCACAGGCCAGAAAAGAATTGGGCCGTATATTTAAGCCATATTCAGAGTATCAGGAAGGAGCTGGCTCGTCATTGCTTGCGAAGGTCGCTGAATCGACTGCAAGAAAAGACCTATTGGCCGGACAAGAAAAGCTACTTAACGTGCTTGAGCAAGGAAATGAACTAACATCTGGAATAGGCGACGTTACATCAACAATACGAGGACTTGGTGCTAAGAAAGTAAACGTAACGAAAGAACTCCAAGATACGGTTGATGACCTTGTTGTTAAGAAAGGGATTGTTGAGGATTATCAGGCGACAAGGGCTGACATGCAGAAAAAAGTTGGTTGGGCGTTAAAGGTTCTCGGCCTTGGCTCAGTTGGAACAGGAGCTGTAATAATCACCAATAAGTAACATAATGATTCCTATGATAATAAGCAGAATGCCCATGTGTACCTCCAATCTAGACAATAATAGCACATTATCTTATAGAAAGCTATTAATTAAGCTCAAATCAAGAACAAGATGGATTCATAGAATAATTAAGGCGTGGACAACATGAAGAATGGACTTATTGCGACATTCGCACTCTTAATCACGTTGATGGCTTTATCTTTCTGCTTTGCTGACGGCGTTGTTAATCCAGTCCTTAATATACGGACTATAGATGGGAACACCGACACTTACCCATACCAACTTAAGGTTAGCAATGGCTCATTGACAGACAACGGAGATGGGACGGCTACGCTATCCTCTGGATTAAATTGGGATGACCCTACGGTAATTCAGAATGTTAACGATATATCTGGGTGGACTATTGCTACTGATTCCGTATATTTGACAGATACATCGAAGTTCGTTGACGTAGATTCTGATGTATATGCCGAGAATATAAATTATAACGAAGGGATGCTATCAGACCCGACAATCTCTGATGCGACTGGAACGGCTATAAGTATTACATCGGCTGACTGTTTAATCCGCTCTGATGCAACGTGGGATAATGGACGGCTTATCAGAAAGACTGTTCCAGAGAATCTAGAACTAGTAGTAACAGATAACAGCACAAATTATATTTATGTCTCGTATAATTCTGGAAGCCCTATTTATGCGGCGACGACAGATAGAGATGTATTGAACAACTCTGATGCCTTACCTGTTGCGAGAGTTTATACAAGCGGAGGGAACATTGAATATCAACTCTCTTATCAATACCTTGGTCGTTCTGCTGCGATCCGTAACTTTGATAGGGTGATGAGGATTAGGGGCCGTTTTGGCATTGAACCTGAATCTGGGTTAGGGCTATCGGAGTCCGGGACGAGGGTGGTAAACGTAGGTTCAGGGTTTGCTTGGTTCGGTCTATCAAGAAAGACACTCAATGCCGTTGTTCAAGGCGGCGTAGGCGTAACTTCTCATATCTGGTATCACAGCTCAGGTGGATGGGTCGAAGCTGCTGCGACGAATTATAATAATACACAGTACGACAACGGAACAGATTTAGTTACACTTACGGCTGGCAGATATGCTGTAAATTGGGTATTCAGAAACTTGGTAGGCAACGAAATCGACATCGTCCTTGGATCAGGTGATTATACATTAGCACAAGCCGAAGCATCAACTTTGCCGGCTCTGCCAGAGCAAATTTCGAATTTCTATGTTCTTTGCGGCCGCATCATTGTTAGGAAGTCGGAGAACGCAGCGTATGCCATTGAGAACGTATCAACATCTATATTCAATCAAGCGGCAGTCACGATACACAATGACCTATCATCTTTGCAAGGCGGAACGGCTGGCGAGTACTATCACCTCACATCTGCCCAATCTACGGCACTGACGACTCCAATAGCGTCATCGTCTATTAATTGGGACAACGTAAACATATCTAAGCCGATCCTCATGGGCGGAATCAACTGGCAAGATGCAACGATTGCTCCGGCAGTTGACGGCGTGAATGTTTGGAATGTTGCAGATAAGGACGCAAACGCCATCTTGAGCGTCGATTCCACAAATAATAGGGTTGGTATTGGGATAGTGGCACCAACGTCAAAACTTCATGTTCGGACTGATGCAATAACAGGGAATGTTTTCAGGGTCGATGATAATATTGCTTCTACTTCTGCATATCTTGCTGAGACTGGTAATACAGAGACACAGAATATTGGTGATATTAGCAATAACGAGTACAGATATGCTCAAAAAATTATTTTATATGAATCCAAGATTGTGTCTTCGGTGGATTTGGTTTTCGCATCGTCTTCCGGATCGCCATCAGGTCAATTTACGGTAAGGATAGAAACAAACGGTGGGACAAATTTCCCTTCTGGCACTCTTGTGGATGCAAATTTTACTTCTGCGATAACTCCAACTCAAAATTCTTCAAATAAATTTTCATTCACGCCGACATCCTTATCTGCTGGAACATATTGGATTGTTTGCTCGGTACCAAATCAATCTACAAATGTATATTGGGGTCTTCGTGGAAAATCCCCAAAAACTTATACTGATGGCGAAATGGTTTATAGCACAAACGGAACGTGGGCAACTTATGGCGGCGGTACGCACAATTTAACATTTAATTTGAATACTGATGGTTACAATCACACTGCTCCACTTGTTTTTACTTATGATGGTAAACTTGGCGTTGGAAATACGGCTCCGACAACGACCTTCGATGTTACTGGTACTGGAAAGTTTTCATCTACACTGACGTATCCAACTCCGTTCACCCTTGGCGCGACATCCGTCACAACTACCGGCACACAGCTTAACTACTTAAACGCCGCAACCGGAACGACCGGAACAGCGTCGAGTAATTTAATGTTCTCAGCTTCTCCGACGGTAACAGGGACTTTCACATACTCTGCGACTGCTGATGTTTACTCTCAAATATCATCTGGTGCGTATATTGTCACAAGAACTGCCGACACAAACCCTGCTTTACAAACCTTTATTTCGGCTTCTGGAACGCGCGAAACAAATCCTAAATATGTTGTCTCAATATCAGGTAAGAATTCTTGGGGTGCTGGAGGAGGCTCCGTAGTAGACACTAATCTTTACAGAGGAGCGGCGGATTTATTACAGACAGACGACGTATTTCAGGCTGGAGGATATAAATCATCAGACGGAACAGCAGGCGTAACGGTCACAACGTGTACTGGTTTCAAAAATGGGCTTTGTATTTCTGGAACATAAAAGGAGAACCTATGAAGAGTATTTTCTTAATTCTATTTTTATTTGTAGCAGTTATTTCCGCTAAGGCTTTTGCCGATATAACTCTCTGCGAGAACATCGAGAACCAAATCTCTGACGCCAATGTGACGCTGAACGCATGGGGCGAGAAGAAAACACAACTTGAGTCTTGGTACTCTGATGCCGGATGCGTCATCAATACCGAAATAAACACCGAGGAGGTTACGGAAAATGCGTGGATTAATTCTGACATCGTTACTGACGATAACATTAATTGGTAACGCCTTTTGCATGGACACGATAGGGCCTGTATTTAAGAACACTCAGGGGATTTCGTCGTCTGTTAAGTTTGTTCCAACATATGACGGATGGAAAGATGTCTATAGCGAGAAAAGGCTAAGGAACGACCCTGAAGTTCTGGTGTCAATGGCGTCTAGCAAGTCAGAATACGCAATTACAAAAGAGAATGTAGTAATTACAGCAGAGCCAATTAATGAGGACATTATTGTATCAGCCGAGATTTGCGACGAAGATTCTTGCTCCAACTACAGTCAAAACATCAAAGTCGAATGAGGTCTCAGATGGAAAAATGTCAATATCACGACGAGTTATCTAAGGACGTCATACAGATAAAGGAGTCTGTTTTACTTCAGAAGAAGGACTTGGAATATATTCGCCGTGACTTAGAGGCTGTCGTATCGAAGTTCTCAACCCATGTCGTAGATGCAGAGAAAGAAGGTGGACGACACGAGAGACTTGCTAAGGCCGAATCCGATATACAGCAGATTAAGATTGACATGAGGAACGATAGGATAGTTGGCCGATGGTTCATGGTCGGTTCAGGCGTAATTAGTGGAATGGTTGTCTCCGGCGGGATAAAGGTAATAACAACCGTAATTGGGATTATTAAGTGAGTAGCCACGACCTTGCAAACAAGCTAACAGTCGTTTATGGATATTTGTTCCAGATACGAAAGAACGCTATAGCTCAAGGGGCAGATATAAGATTTATTGATATTCGTGACATGGCTGAAATGGCGATAGGAAAGCTCGATGCTGTTAATAAAGAACTGGCTGAATCAATCATGGAGGCAGACAATGACAAAGTTTCTTAGTGGTCGGTTCCTGTTCACATTAGCGGCGGCATTTGTATTCGTCAGAGGAGCATGGACAAAGACAATCCCTGAAGAAGCCGTTGTCGCCATAATCATGTTCGTAGTCCAAGCGTACTTCCAACGAGACCGTATTAAACAGGAGGGGTCGAAATGAAAACGTGGCAAAAACTTATTATCGTTTGTGTATCAGGTGCGGCAGTTTGGGGATTATCTTATATTTCAAGTATTAAGCCAGACATGGCTATGATGCTTGCGTCAGTCAATGCGGCTATCGTCGCTGTCTGCTCTTATTTCACATCTTTTCCGGGACAGGAGGCTTAACATGGCCGGATGGGGAACATTCTTCGGTAAAGTATCAGAGCAATTCCAAGGTCGAATTGAACGGCTGACCAACGAACGTGCAAGCCTGATTAGGAAGCGTAATGACCTTGAAAACAAGAAGAATAAGACAGTCTTAGAAGATAGGGAATATAACAAGATTTGCAAGCGGATTGACGAGATTGACGAACTTCTCCGCAACAAGGCAAAGGACTGATATGAAATATATTGCTCTATTATTATGCGTCCTTGTTGTGTCTGGATGCTTTACAAAAAAGCCTGAAGTCAAAGACCCATGTCAAGATGTTTATGCCTGTTCAGGTAACGCAGGTCAATTTGCAAATGATATTGACGCTTGCCGACTTTTGATGGAATGCCGAGATTGGAGAATGACCGTTCGATGAAAGCTCTAAAGGCCATAATTGCGTTCATATCAGGCACTATTCTTGGAATGATGGGTGGTCAGGGAAAGATTGGTGGTAAGTCTACACGAAGGTTCGGCCTACCTATTGTCATTCAAGGATATTGCTTCTCAATGGGATGGTCTTGGAAGTATATGGCGTTCCTGTTATTCATCCCGATTTTATCAATGGGCTATGGCGTTGATAGTCAGATAGGTGCTTTGTGCGGTCACGTTGAATGGCTGATTAGGCTTGTCTATGCCATACTTTTATCCCTCCCATTTGCGATATTTGGCCTTTTACGGTGGGTTTCATCGGCTATCCTACTCGCCATAGCCTTTCAGGTTCAATCAGGCTCTATTGGTCAATTAGCGTGGTTTGGAGACGTTTTGATTGAGGATATTATACGATACGGAACTTTAATGGCACTTGTGATATTTAATGTCGCTTTTCGGAAGAAATAGAATTAAGCCAAGCCTTTACGCCACAGGCCCAAGAATAAGTATAAAGAACGCATAACGCAAACACTCCCCATTGTTGTGTCCTTATTGCCATAGCAAACCAGAATATCTGACCGACAAGCCCAATTAAAGAGCCAAACTTCCTTCCAGTATTCAATAAATATATCGCTGGCACTCCTGTAGCTAGAATGCCAATTTGGATAATCATGTCAATCATGGTCTTGCTTTCCTTCTTCTTCATGGCATTTGACGCATAACGTCTCTAAAAACTTCGGGTCGCATAATAAGTACTTCCTGACAGCGATAAACAACTCATCCCAATTCAGGCATCCTTCTAAATGATGAACCTCGACAAATACCTCTTTACCTTTGGCCCTTGACTGTTTTGCATTACATTTCTTACAAGTATAACCATCTCTTTTGAGTGCTGTGGCCCTCTCCCTTGAACGTAGAAATAGACGCCTTAAAGCGGCCCTAATTTTTGAATTTGGCGTATAAGGCAATCGTTTACCCATTACCCATCCCCTTTCCTTATCTCCTGAATCAGTTTATTAATAAGCCTACGATACGAGTCATATTGAGCGATTGTCGGGTTGATTTTGTAATCTTTCAACAACTGGCAGATGCGGTTGCGTTCTTTAATTGCTTCGTTCTGCATTTGTAGATTCAACGTCTTCTATCGACGGATTAAATTGTGGGTAACCATACATCAGGAAACCCTGTTGGCCTTCAGGTAGATTATCTAAATATTCTTGTGCAGACGCTCTATCTTCTGCTATGTGAGCGTAGAAATACGGAGGAGCCTCATATCCTGTTCCGATTGGCGAACAAACTTGTTTGAGTATAATGTAAATTACAATCCATTTCATATCATGAATCCTTGATTTCCTTGATGATTGACATGGACTTCTTAATCGCTATCCAGAAATCAGACGCCATATTTATTGTGAAATCAACTTCGTATTTCCAAGGCGGACTTAGACTTAATGGCCCATCTAAATGCTTGAACTGCTTGTAGACATTTTTAATCGGCTCCTCAATCCTCTCAATCATCAGGCGTTCACGAGCAAGAATGAAATCAGCGAGTTGGCCTAATTGTTCGTGTTGCTTGTGCATCTGATTAACGCCGCTCGACGGATAAAGAAGAGACTTGAATACAAGCTCTGGTGTTCGCTTATCGTCAATATATGCCCTCAAATCTTTTACTAACGCCTCCCTCGCATTGTCCATTTCGTTCCTCCCTCAGCCCTGTTTGGCGGTTAAAGACCGTGTCCAGTCATGTTTAATTCTTTTGCCCTAATTCTTATCAATAAAGTCGAACACTTAAATTTCTCTGCCAACTCCACAACGTTTCCGGATTCCCTAACTGCGGCCCTGAATTCTTCTTCTGGTAGCAAAATTCTTCGAGCAAAAATATTTGCCGGTGCATTATCTCGTTCATGCCTTGAGTTTCCAACTTCTTGACACATTACCATCCTCTCTACGTTAAGAATTGAGTTCGTTGAGTGCTGATTCACAGGATTGTTTCATGCATCTAATCTTGTCTGCTCCACATAGTCCGTCGAACGTACTTTTCCCATACGTTCTAAAGCATTTCTTTAAATGCCCTCTCGCCCTCTCAATCTTGGCCTCAAGTCTTGAAATCATCTTTGCGAAAGTTACGTTCTTCGTTCCGGCGACATGCCACCGTTTTTCATAATCGGCCAACTTGTCTTTAAGCTTGATGTTCTCTTTGTTGCCTTTATTAAGACATCCGACGACAATCTCGTGAGCCTTCTGCCACTCGGACAGCTTGGACTGAAGGTCTTTGTTACGATGTACCTGTGCCTTCGCAATGCCAGCAATATTGCAATGTTCTTTTGGCATTGGTCTTATCTCGCAAACCTCGTCTATGTGATCGAGGACGACTTGGAGCATGGCTTCAGCGCACTCAATCTGTTGTTCGCCAGACTTATCTCGAATCATACACCCAGCTTCTGTTGCAATCTTCTCAACCAATTCTTGACGTGTCATGCTTCCCCCCACAGGTTCATAGGTTGCTTTAAAAATGTCCGGCTTGCATGGATAAAATTCACCCTTAACACCTTCGATAATCCAGTCGCCAACTGAAACCTTCATTTTGCCTTCAAGTGTATCAATATAAAAACTTGAGTGATTTATTGTTCTTCTCTCTGGATGATAGGACGCTCCACCAAGTTGAACACCTAACGGTAACGGCTTTCCGTCAAACAAATTTCCTTCGATTATGTCTTGCGTAAACTGCACCGCTTCAATTTCTACTGGCTTCTTTCTGAATTTCATTCCTTCCCCCTTCGTTTTATCTGGAGATATTAACTATCATATTTATCTAGTATTGACTGTAACCACGCCTTTGCTTCTTTGTGTCTATTGTCAAACTGTTGTTTTTGTCCGTAATATCTTGTAGCCTGTTCAGCCCAATCACAATATGACAATAACTGTTCAATTACTGTTTTTCTAGGTATCACCATTCTTCCGCTCCCTCCTAAATTTAAGGTCTGTGTCCGGCAGGATTCCTACACCCTGCTCCGCTAATAAGTGCCCTACATTTCTAACCTGATGTTATAAACACCACGGACATACGACCTATTTAACTGACTCTTTCTTCCCCTCCTAGTTCCCTGCTACAGGTCATTTGTTGGAAATTCATAGCTCTCCTTCGTCGTATTTAAAACCTCTTGCCTTGCAGTAAGCCTTGTATTCTTTCTTCTCGCTTGGTGTTGCGGATTCAAAGTCAAGCCATGCGTCTGACCTATCACATAAATATATTCCAAATCCATAATATTTCTTTCCCTCAAAAGAAACGTTCCAATTACCATAACCATGAGAATCTTTTGGATAATCAAACCAATGCTTACGCTTCTTATATTTCATTTATCCCCCCAAGTGCTTTCTGGCTTGTTGTCTCAAATATTCACTGGCTTCTTCGTATGTTTTGAACCTAACAATTTTGCCTTTATCGCCGAAGTAAATGCGCTTCCTGCGTTTCTTATCCCAAAAGCTCGGGCAGTATAAGTCCAAGATATGCCCATCAAATACCTGTCCGATTTTCTTAACTAACGGTCTGTATAATTCCATTATTCACCCATATGCTTTCTGGCTCTGAATAGCCAATCTTCGCCCATTACTGGAATTTTACAATACTCCGCAACGGGTATTGCTATCTTAATTAATTCTTTGCCATCAAGATACAGTTGCTTGTAATCCTTCTCGGCCTTTGGCTCAATTCGTTGCAGTTCTTCTGGATGATTGGACAGATATTCTATTACCTGTTCTCTTGTGATCTCGGCCTTTGGCTGTGAATAGTGTTTGTAAAGCTCAATAACTTCTTTAACTACTTCTTTCCACGGCGTTATGCCCAATGGCTTTTTCGTCTTTACAGAAACGAGCGCGGATATCTTGTCAACATCACATTCTGGATTTTTAGACGATCTACAATAAGGGCAGTCCATCATTCCAACGACAGGATAATCATATTTACCCGTTCCTTTACAATGTGGACACTCGGCCTTTGGCCTTGGCAAGCCGCATTTACTGCACCATTCGCCATGTACCCCCTGCGCCCCGATCTCGTAGGCCTCCCTCCATGTATGCTTGCACTCGGCCTTTGGCTTGACTGATTCTATACACCGAACCGTTTCAATTAATGGCATAACTTCGTAGTGAATTAGAGCCTTAATATTTCCCTTATCGATTCCTTTCCATCGTTCACACCAGACATTAAACAGGCCATCTTCTGTTATTGGAAAATCATCTTTAGCAATATCACATTGATGCTGTGAGTAGTGCTTTCCGCAGACACACTCGGCCTTTGGGGAGGGCTTGCTGTAAATAACACATTCAATGTTGCTCTTACAAAATTCCTCGACGTTTCCTTCAGCAAATCCGTATCCGCCACGAAACTCGGAATGTTCACTAGTTGATGAACATTTGCTAGGATTGGATTCTGGATCTCGCATGGCTTCAAACATTCCACGAATGTCAACAAGTAGATTAACAGTTTCAGCTTTACCGAGTCCACGTTGCCAGTTAATAGCTATTTCAACTTGTTTTAATGCCCGTTCAACTGCATCATTGATGCTCATTTTTACCCTCCAATATTTCAACTATTGCTTTGCAATCCTCAGTGGTCGATTCTCCAAAATGAAACTCACGGCCCATGGCCTTATTCAGCCAGTAATACGCTTTCGCCTTTAGTTTCTTGTTCTTCCAAGTTCCATCCATCTTCTTTACGATAAATAGATTCTTAGCCTTCATGCGCCATTCACGAAGGTCTTTATTCGCCATAGTCCCAAGTGGCTTCATTGTATTTTCATGGCATCCAACGTAAGCATTACACGAACGACAAAGCCAAATCATAAAAGACTTGCCGTAGTTCCTGCCATAAACCTCTTTATTCTCAACCCATTCTGCGGATTTACCGCAATACGGGCATTTAACGGCGTCCATTCAAATCCTCCTTGAGTTGCCTTAAAGCGTTAGACACTTCAGCAAGCATAGACGGTGGGTAGTAATAATCACAGCCACGCTTTTCTTCTTTGGCCTTCATCTTGTCTATTGCCTTCGCAGCCAGTTCTAATGCGTCAGATTGGCCTTGGGTGTAGGCACGTTCAAGTAATGTATTCATGCTATCTGGCACTAACCATGCCTTAACGTGTCCTTGGTAAACTTCGTTTTCATCGTATGCCGGATGTTCCTTGTGCCAGATTCCATTCTCATAGTATGAAACTCGATCGTCTTTCAGAAGCTTCTCAAAATCAATCTTGTCCATAACGCCTCACTTGGTTAAGCTTTCAATAATTCCGCATGTCGCTAACTACACAAGCTTATTAAGTTCTTCTTTTTTCTTTAATAATTCTTCTTCTTGTTTTTTAATGCTTGCCTCAATGGTTCTTCGGTCATAATTTCTCAGCTGATTTATATATTTATCATCAACTCGTATATCGTATTTATTTGCTGATTCAATCTGCGTCCTATGAAGATGGTGTTTTTCTTCCTCAAGAGCTGAGTTCGCCTCAAGATTGAAATAAATCTTATTACGAACAAACTCTCTCGCAGATTCAAAAGACTTAAACGGGTAAATTGTTTCTTTACTTCCGATTCCGTCGTAATATTGACACAACCTCCAATCAAGCCTATAAGATGTTTTATCCTTGTCGTATAGCTCTTTTGGGCACCCAAATAAAGAAACAAGTCTTAACCCGTCAAAATAAACACCGCCACTATATCCATATGAATCTTTTCTTGTTACGGCCTCAAGGAGTGTTTCAATCGTATATCCAGAATAATTTTCTCTTACAACATGTGTAATCTTGCCGGATATAAAATCAAGAAATGTTTCTATCTGTGAAACATCGATAGTTCCGTATGTTTCTATTATCTTGTTAAGAATGTCAGCCCCCCTCTCATAAACTTTTAATTTATTTATCTTTGCATCAATCTTTTTAATCTCTGCTTCACTTTCTTTGAGTCTTTGCTCTTGCCTTTTTAGCTCTTTACTTTGATACGTTTCTGCCGGAGCATCAAGCAAGGACGTGACAACAAAGCTCTCACCAGCCGGAAATTCGTTTCCTCCAGAAACGTATACTTCCTGAACGATCCATTGTGTAGAGTTAATCTTTCCTACCACTGACACTTTTTTTCCATCTTTTGTGTATTTAATATCCATTTCTACCCCTGTTTATTACAACCGTACCAACTATTTGCCAACCGTTTGCTCGTCGGAAACCGTATCAATCTCTGGTGCGAACACAACTATCGCACTCGGGAACGGCGCACAATTTTTAGCATCGCCGAACTTTAATCTCCCCCTAACGAAACGGATCTCTTTCGCCTTCATAACGTAATCATGCCAATATGCTGTATCTGTTCTGGACGGAATAAGCATAACGACAGTCTTACCTTGTTTCGCCTCTTTATATGCCTTTGCACACCAATCTTTAAGGTTTGAATAAGGAGGATTAACAAACGTCGATGTTCCCCAATCCTTTTCAAGGCCGTCAGTTCCCCAAAGAGCGCCATGCGTTCCGCTGTAATCTAACGGGCAAGGGTCGCAGTTAAACCTAAACTCATTATCAAGAGACGCATAAACATCTTTAGGCGTTGACCAATTATCATGTGCTGATGAAAAATGAACCTTACTAAACACTTTCGACAACCTCTTTTTCGGTATGTTCTTCAATAAACTTCTCAATGTCATAAAACACTGGTATTCCTAATTCTTCAGCTCGTTTAATCTCGGCAAGCGTTCCTTTTGACGTTTCATATCCCGACAGAACCACAACACAATCAGAAACTTCAAGCCAAGCCATTGAATAGTCATAAAACATAGGCACTGTAAACTCTTTGTCAAAATGTCTTAAAACATAATCCTTATCGTGCCAAGGGCAGAATGGTGCAAAACCTGCCATAAACAACTTCGCTGCATAATGCTCGCCTCTTCCAATGTTCTTTAAAACGTCTAAAACATTGTTATCTGAATACTTCCCTGCTAAATAAACTCGCTTCATTTTCATCCCCCTGTTTATTACAACCGTACCAACTATTTGCCTTACAAAACCGCAGTAACTAATGACAATGGAATCCAATAAACCCAGTGAGTTTCGCCGTTATCTCTAAATAACTTGTCCATAGGCCATTGTATTTTTACGTTACAACCTTTTACGTCCACAACCTCACATTCTTGCCTAATCCAGTGAAAACCGTGTCCTAAAAACCCAACAGCCACAATTACCCTGTCGCCAGCTTTAACCAATTTTGGAGCATCGGCACAAAGACGCTCATATTCACGATATTTAAGTTCATGCTCTTGCTGTATGCGTTTCTCAAAACTCATCATTTCTTCAAACATTTCTCTCTCCTTTTCTTATTAAACCCCAAGCGTCGGCAGACAATTTCAGTCTGTACCCTAAAATTTAATCCGACGTTAGACGACTTAGACCTTGGCTTAATCCCTAATGCCTCGCAAAATTGGTACTCATCCCAGTGGATTAATCCCGTTCCCGCATGGCTCACATTACAATCAGCGCAGACGAGTTGAATATTCAACGGGTGATCCATGAGCTTTCCGTAAAGTTTTCTGGCCCAGGCGACATTGTGGAACTTGTGATGCCGCTGAAAGAAAAGCCTCAACTTTCCGCAAGCGGGCATTTCATCTTTTATCCTTATGGCACTTCTCGCAAAGCGTCTGCATCAATGACGGATCACAAAGAAGGTATTGTCTAACGGCCTTAAAAAGCTCATCCCAATTCATCACGCCGTCTTTGTGGTGGCATTCAACCTTGGCTTCTTTTCCTTTGGCCTTGCTTTGTTTAAGACCGCACGTTTGACATGTGTACTTATCGCGCTTGATGGCCGCCGCCCTCTCTCTTGAACGTAAAAACAACATTCTCAAAGCTGATCGGATTCTGCTATTTGGTGTGTACGGAAGTTTTTTACCCATATTTACTTCGCCGTTATTTCCTTACCAAATCGGTTACACTCAAAAAGCACTTTTCCTTTTTTGAACGCGATTTTATTCGGGTAGCTTGGCTTTGGCCATGCGTATAAATCCCGTTTGAATATCTCGATGGCAATATAGCGATCACCTTTTTCACTTCTAAATTCATCACAGAAATAAGGCCGTGAACATGCGTGAAATTTTCCCTCTCCGCATTCTTGGACTTTAGGATTCCATTTTGGATGGACGATTGTTTTCCCAATTTCCCAAAGCGTTTCGTTTGGCGTGTTCTCTTGTGTCTTAAAATCATGCGAAACTTTCTTAAAAAGAATGACCTTATCCGCGCTTTCGATTCCGTTGTTATCAAGCCACCCGTTAAGTCCTTCTTTAGCTTTCGGCGTGATAACGGTTGCCGTTTTGGATTTCTTTGAAACACTCCCGTTCTCCATCTTGAAGCAAACAGAAAAGCCGAACAAGACGATTTTTGCCACGGCTGAATAAAGGCGAGTTATAGAGTTTCCCCGAGCCTCAACAGAGGAGTTTCCCCAAGCCTCAACAGAGGAGTTTCCCCAAGCCTCAACAGAGGAGTTTCCCCAAGCCTCAACAGAGGAGTTTCCCAGGGCCACAACAGAGGAGTTTTCCAGGGCCACAACAGAGGAGTTTCCCCAAGCCTCAACAGAGGAGTTTCC